ATGGTGGAGTCAAGGCAAAGATTATTAAAAAGTATCTTCCACTTATCAATCAACAAGTAAATAAGTATCTTCAGATGATGGACTTCTACATCAACTTTAAACTTGATGAGGAGTTTAATGAAACTGTAGAGTCTCCTATTCATGAAGACTTCTCTTATGCTTCATTTTCTGAAGGAGAGAAGATGAGAATTGATCTTTCTCTCTTGTTCACTTGGAGAGAAATTGCAAGGGTCAAAAACTCAGTCAATACCAATCTTTTAATTATGGATGAAGTTTTTGATAGTTCACTAGATGGTTTTGGAACGGATGAATTCCTTAAAATCATCAGGTACATTATCAAAGACGCAAACATTTTTGTTATCAGTCATAAGACTGGTATGGAAGATAAGTTTGAAGATGTGGTTAAGTTTGAAAAACATAAAGGATTTTCAAGAAAAATTTAGTTTTGTAATAATTCCATAAATGTTCATTAAGATACACAAAGACTGATATATAGTTTAGTGATATGGAGCTCGTCATGAAAAACCTTGTTTCACGTAATGAATTAGCATCCTGGAAGTGGGATGAAAAAACTACAGTTGATGACAAATACGATCAAGTATCCGAATACTTCCAATGCATTTCAGAATGTGGCATCATCGATAGTACATCAAGGAGGTTTTGTAGACACGTCCTCACTCAAGATTGAATTATAATTAAGGAGTTTTCTGACCGAAATCCCACCGCCTAAAAACGGTGGGATTGGTTTATGTGCCAATATATAAAGTGTCTAACCCACCGTTCATGAGTCTCGATATACTGTAGTATAGCTTTATTGAGACAGACCACCATGATCAACTACGAAATCAAATCACAACTGGCTAAACTTCTTGCCACTGAGAACATGGTGGTTGAGAACCGTAATGTAGAAACTGCACAGTTTGATGTTGAGAAGCGAGTACTTACTCTCCCGATGTGGAAGAGGGCTTCTAATGTTGTATATGATATGCTTGTTGGACATGAAGTGGGTCATGCTTTGTTTACTCCTAACGAATGGGATTGGGAGGATCGTGTACCTAAACAATTTGTCAATGTTGTGGAAGATGCACGTATTGAAAAACTGATGAAACGTCGGTATCCAGGTCTCTCCAAAAGCTTTTACAAAGGTTATCAAGAATTGTCTGAGAATGACTTCTTTGAAATCGAAGATAATGACATTTCTTCTTATAACCTTGCAGACCGTGCCAACCTGTGGTTCAAAATTGGTAACTTTGTTGATGTTCCCATCGCAGATGAGGAACAAAAGTACATTGACATGATGAAGGAAACTGAAACTTTTGCTGATGCAGTAATGGTTGCAGAAGAACTTTACAAGTATTGTAAAACTCAACAAGAGAAAGAAAAAACTCAAGCCATCTCTCTACCCAATCCATCACAAGGACAAACTGAAGGTCAGTCAGAATCTGGTAATGATGAGTCTGATGAATATTCTCAGGAACAAACTCAAACTGAGAGTACTGTAGGAGAGAGTGTTGATGCTCCAAATTCTAACAATGATAACCTTGAGGTTCAGACTGATGAAATTTTTGAGAACGGTACTCAAGAGTTCAATGGCAATCTGACTTCTGGTACTCGTCCATTGAGTTATCTTGAAATTCCTGAGGTTGATATTGAAGATGTTATTGTCAAGAACAATACTGTCCACAAAGAATTGGAGGATCATTGGACTGATTTGAGCACTCCTAGAGAGTATCATTGTGGATATACCCAAAAAATCAAAATGACCAAACCTAAGGACTTCAGTGCTCCTGATACCGAATACCAAAAATTTAAAAAATCTGCACAAAAGGAAGTTAACTATCTGGTCAAAGAATTTGAGTGCAAGAAATCTGCAGATGCATATTCTCGATCATTTACTTCCAAGACTGGTACTCTTGATTGTACTAAACTTCATACCTACAAATTCAATGAGGATCTTTTCAAGAAAGTAAATATTATTCCTGATGGAAAGAATCATGGACTTATCTTTATTCTTGATTGGTCTGGTTCTATGGGTGACTGCATGATTGAAACTACAAAACAACTTTTCAATCTTGTTTGGTTCTGCAATAAAGTAAACATTCCTTTCGATGTTTATGCATTCACTAACAGTTATTTCAATAACAACAAAGGTTATCGTTCCTATGTTGATGATGCCGTTCAAGAAGTCAAAGAATACGATTTTATTGTCAGTCCCGACTTCAGTCTCCTACACTTTTTTACAAGCGATGTAAACAAAAAGGAACTTGAAAAGCAGATGCAATCTATGTGGCGTCTTGTTTGGGGTCAGTGTCGTTGGGTTGACTATCAAATTCCTAATGGGTATTCACTTTCTGGTACTCCTTTAAATGAGGCCATCGTTTGTCTTCATTCCATTATTCCTCTCTTTCAGCAGAAGAATAGAACACAGAAAGTGAACGTTGTTATCTTGACTGATGGTGAGGCTAATGTCCTCCCGTATTACAAAAAAGGTTACTATTCCAATGAAGATAGTATGGGATCATCTCGTGTTTATCCTGGAGACTATGTTCGTAATCGTAAGACTGGTCACACCTATATGATTGAATCTGAGTATTATAAATTTACTGAGATTCTCCTAAACAATCTCAAACAAACTTTCCCCGATGTGAATACTGTTGGGTTCCGCCTTGCGAGTAATACAGACTTCAAATCATTTGTTCGTCGTTATGACAAAACAATGACTGAAGAATCATATAAAAAAATTAAAAAAGAAAAATCCGTGTCTATTAAAACATCAGGTTATACTTCTTACTTTGGTATTCTTTCTTCTTCACTTGATAATGATACTGAGTTTGATGTAGAAGTAGGTGCAACCAAATCAAAGATTAAATCTGCCTTTACTAAAAATTTGGTAAATAAGTCTCTAAATAGAAAAGTATTGAGTCAGTTTGTAGATATTATCAGTTGACCACTTGGACAACTGTCCACTGCACCTCCCGTAACGGGAGGTTTTCCTTTATTATAGTTTTGTTGAACACACCACTTGATTATGGCACTTTCCACTGAATACGTTATTTCTTCTCTCCAAGAACTATATGGTGAAAACATTACTTCTGGAGACATTCGTGCATGGTGTGCAATGAATGGTTCTAACTACCAGACTGTTACTAAAAAACTTGATGATTATAAAGTTGGTCGAGGTAAGTGGAATCTGACTGTGCAAGAGAAATTGGAACAAACCTATCAAGCTCCTGCAGCCCTTGCAGAAATTCCTTCTATCGAACAAAAACTTATTCCTCAAAAAGATGATACCTTCGTCAAGTTTGGTAATTTCAACGACATTAAAAAAATTATTCAATCCAATCTTTTCTACCCTACATTCATTACGGGTCTTTCTGGAAACGGTAAAACGTTCTCTGTTGAGCAAGCATGTGCCCAACTAAATAGGGAGTTGATTCGCGTCAATATTACCATTGAGACTGACGAGGATGATCTTATTGGTGGGTTTCGTCTTGTTAATGGCGAAACTGTCTGGCACAATGGACCAGTCGTTGAGGCTCTTTCACGCGGAGCTGTGCTGCTTCTAGACGAGGTTGACCTGGCATCCAATAAGATTCTGTGTCTCCAATCTATCCTTGAGGGTAAGGGTATCTTCCTGAAGAAGATCGGTAAGTATATTCAACCTACTGCGGGTTTCAACGTCATTGCTACTGCCAACACCAAGGGTAAAGGTAGTGATGATGGTCGCTTCATCGGTACCAATGTTCTCAACGAAGCATTCCTTGAAAGATTCCCTGTGACCTTTGAACAAGAGTATCCGACTCCCAAGACCGAACAGAAGATTCTTGAAGGTATTGCTTTGGATCTCGGTGTGGAAGACCGTGATTTCTGTAAGCGACTGACTGATTGGGCAGATATTATCCGTAAAACTTTTTATGATGGTGGTATCGATGAAATTATCTCTACCCGTCGTCTTGTTCATATCATTCGTGCATATAGTATCTTCAAAGACAAATCAAAGGCAATCCAAGTTTGTATCAACCGATTTGACACTGAAACCAAATCGGCTTTCTTGGAACTTTATGACAAGATTGATGTGGATTTTGACATGACTACAGTTACTCAACAAGTTGACAGCGACACTAGTATCTGATATGATAGATTATATGTGACATTGACTAATGAACAATTCACTTCCTGAAGAAGCATTTGAGTGGACACCTCTTTCTCTTGATCAACATACTCATTACAAAATTGAACTTGAACAAATGGATAAAAATCAAATTGATTTGAATATTAATAATGAAAATGGATATTGGAAATATGAAGAAGATGTAATTCTCCGAGAGATTCGTGATTATTTGAGTGGAACATATAACTCCCACTACACATCTCAACAGAATAAAACTCAGACACTTGATCTGATTGAGAGTATTGGTGATGGAGAAGCATTTTGTCGATCAAATGCTATCAAATATCTTTCTCGATTCGGTAAGAAAAATGGCAAGTCTAAACTTGACATTCTGAAGGCCATCCACTATTGTATTCTCCTGTATCATTTCTCCGGTATCACTTCTCAACCCAAAGATAACTACGAAACTTTCTAAATTATGAAACTGTCCGAATCCACTGTATCTCTCCTCAAAAACTTTTCTTCGATCAATCAGTCTATTTTGTTTAAGGAGGGTCAAAAGCTCCGAAGTATTTCAGTGATGAAAAATATTTTGGTTGAAGCTAATGTATCTGAAGAGTTCCCTAAAGATTTTGGTATCTACGATTTGAACCAGTTTCTTAATGGTCTGTCTCTCCACTCTTCACCTGATCTTGACTTTGACAATGATCAGTATGTGGTAATTAAAGAAGGTCGTTCTCGTTCCAAGTATTTCTTTGCAGATCCTTCTGTGATTGTTGCACCTCCCGAGAAAGAAATTACTCTTCCTTCTGAGGATGTTTGTTTCCAACTCACTAGTCAACAACTGGAGAAGTTGAAAAAAGCTGCATCTGTCTATCAACTTCCCGATATCTCTGTGATTGGTGAAGCTGGTGTTATCAAGTTGGTTGCTCGTGATAAGAAGAACGACACTTCTAATGACTTCTCTATTGTCGTTGGCGAGACTGATACTGAGTTTGTGTTCAACTTTAAAGAAGAAAACCTCAAGATTGTCCCTGGCAACTATGATGTCGTAGTATCGGAGAAACTTCTGTCTCGCTTCCAGAATCAGAATATCGATGTGACATATTACATCGCTCTAGAACCCGATTCAACTTTCGGTTGATGAGACACATTCTCTTCACCCTGAAGGGTTGTCCTTATGGTCTATTGGATGATGAGGCTCACATTCGCAATGTTCTTACCAATGCCGCCTCTCTTTCCAAAAGTACTCTTCTTGATGTATCATCCCATAAGTTCGACCCACATGGTGTGACTGCCATTGCACTTCTTGCAGAATCCCATATCTCAATCCACACATGGCCTGAGAATGGTATGGCAGTATGTGATGTGTTCACTTGTGGTGATCACACTAATCCAAGAGCTGGTGCTACTTACATGTACGAAGCAATGGGTGCAACAGATCTTGTTTCTAACACTTTTACAAGACCATTAGAATGAACATTTTTGTTACAAGCTCAGATCCATGGGAATGTGCCAGGGTTCTCCCCGACAAACATATTGTCAAAATGCCTCTAGAAACCTGTCAGATGCTCTCTATCGTCTGTTCGGAGAAGTGGGGTCATGGGTTTGGAACCATCCCTAAAGCGGATGGAACTCCCTACAGTACCGAGAAAGGTGCCTTCCGTAACCATCCCTGTACCAAGTGGGCAAACGAGTTTGTGATGAATTGGCAGTGGTTACTTCAACACGGTATTGCTTTGTGTGATGAATACAAAATGAGGTATGGTAAAACTCATACTTGTTTTCATTCTCTTCTTGCTGCCCAAGAGATTCTTCCTGGTGGTGATCCCACAGGAAGAAGTGGAAAGGAAACAACACCTTTTGTTCGAGCTATGCCTGACGAGTATAAACTTGATACAAATATCTCGACATTTGATGCATACAAGATGTATATTGCATCTAAACCTTGGGTGAAAGATAACTATCTCCGTATTCCTGATCGTAAACCCGAGTGGGTGTAATATGAAAGACTATTTAATTTCTAATTTATTAGATGAGAATGATATATCTAAATTAAATGACATCATCAATTCTTCTGATGAGTATTGGAAAGATGGTAGTGATAGTGTAACTGGAAATATAACAACTTTCAAAAATAATTTTAATTTAAGATTACCAAGTAATCTTAATAGTCAAGTATCTAGTATTGTTTATAAAAAATTAGATTCTAATCTTGATTTTAAAATTTTTACCGCATGTAGAGAACTTACTTTTCCTCGAATAACAAAAACTCCTGAAGGTGGATATTATCTTCCTCATCATGATGTGGTGAGTAATGGTGATTTCAGTACTACTGTTTTTCTCAATAGTCCAGATGAATATGATGGGGGAGAACTCTCATTATATATCAATGGCGAAGTCAAACAAGTAAAACTAAAACCAGGTCAGGCAATAACATATAAAACTGGTATTGCTCATCAAGTCAATACCGTGACGAGGGGTAATAGGTATGTTATAATTTTCTGGACCACTACAAAAATCAAAGATGATTTTATGAGAGAGTGTTGGCAAGATATCCAAAATTCTTTAAAATATATTGATGAAGATTTTCCTCAGACACTACAAGAGTCTCAAGAATCTCCTTACTTTATTTTGAAACAACTCCTTTATAAGATTGAAAGAAACCATCATTGTAATTAATTATGAGTCGTAATGAATTTGTCTGGGTTGAATCGTATCGACCTCAGACTATTGAAGATTGTATTCTTCCTGATGGAATTAAGAATACTTTCAAACAATTTGTTGAAAAAGGAGAAGTACCAAATCTTCTTCTATCTGGCCCACCTGGATGTGGTAAGACTACTGTTGCAAAGGCACTTTGTCATGAACTTGGAGTAGACTATTATGTCATTAATGGATCTGACGAAGGTCGATTCCTCGATACTGTCAGAAACAATGCGAAGAATTTCGCTTCGACCGTCTCGCTTTCGTCAACTGCTAAACACAAAGTCATCATCATTGATGAGGCAGACAATACAACCCCAGATGTACAACTCTGTCTTAGGGCGTTTACAGAGGAATTTATTGGTAACTGTAGATTCATCTTCACCTGCAACTACAAGAACAAAATCATATCCCCACTTCACTCTCGATGTGCAGTTGTTGACTTTGCCATCAAAGGAAAAGAACGACAAGAACTTGCTGCCAAGTTCTTCCAGCGTCTCAGGACTATTCTTGAGACAGAGAGTGTGGAATATGATCCGAAAGTACTTGTAGAATTAATTCAAAAACACTTCCCTGATTGGAGACGAGTTCTTAATGAACTACAACGGTATTCTGTCAGTGGTAAGATTGATACAGGTATTCTTGCTGCTTTTAGTAATGTAAAAACCGATGAACTATTCAAAAATCTCAAGGATAAAGAATTTGCGAAGGTCAGGAAGTGGGTCGTGGATAATCTTGATAACGATCCTCACGTACTTCTTCGTAGTGTTTACGACGCAATATATTCACACTTGGATGGTAGTGGGATTGCTGCTGCTGTTCTCATTATTGCTAAGTATCAGTATCAAAGTTCTTTTGTCGCAGACCAAGAAATAAATATGTTGGCATGTCTCACTGAAATTATGGTGGAATGTCAGTTCAAGTAATGGAGTATTTGAAATGAATGTAAAAGTTTTTCGTATGTCCTCTGGTGAGGATGTAGTTGCTGATGTCCTTGAAAACAAAGAGGACAGTATTGTTATCATGAATCCTATTGTTGCATTTAATCAAGGTGACGGTCGTCTTGGTTTTGCACCTTATGCACCTCTTCTGAAACGTGAAGAGAAAGAACTGGAGATTGATAAGAAATGGATTGTGTATATTGCCAATGTTAATGATGAATTGGTGGATCAATATGAAGAGATGTTCTCTCCATTGAAAACACCTAGTAAGAAATTGATTCTCTGATGAAGTGTAAGGTAACTTTGTATAAGGCAGGAACAGTCTTTAATGAAGAGGTGATTGCCAGAGATTATCAAGATGCAAGAACTGTAGCTCTTGCTCGTAATCCTGGATCTAAAGTAGTGAGTGTTACTGCAGTATTTTAATTATGGAACTTAAAGATTGGTTGAATTCTATCAACTTTACAAAGGAGAATCTTATTGAAGAAGATTCAACTCTTGTAAAAGAGTATCCAGCTTATATCATTAATAAATGTCTATCAGGTCATTTAGATTGTATTCTTTTTGCTAATGAAATGAATAAGTATCATTTCTTAGATAAGGATATACAATATAATTTTTATATAAATATTCTGAGAAAGAAGAAAAGATTTTCTCCTTGGCTTAGAAAGGAGAAGGTATCAGATTTAGAGTATGTAAAACGTTATTATGGCTATAATAATGAAAAGGCATCTCAGGTTCTGAAAATTCTATCTAATGAACAAATTGATTTTATCAAACAAAGACTTGACACTGGTGGAACAAAATGACCCAAACTGCTGAACCTCAGGTTAATTGGTCTCAAGAAAAAATGATTGAGGTCAAACTAAACGAACCTGATGACTTTCTTAAAGTAAGAGAAACTCTGACTCGTATTGGTGTTGCTTCTAGGAAGGAAAAGAAGCTCTATCAATCTTGTCATATTCTTCATAAACAAGGTAAGTACTATATTGTCCATTTTAAGGAGCTGTTTGCTCTTGATGGTAAGTATGCAAACCTTACAATTAATGATGTTCAACGTCGTAATCGTATTACTAAACTTCTTTCTGATTGGGGACTCATTACTATAATGAATGAGGATTCGATCATTGATATCGCACCTCTGAATCAAATCAAAGTTCTGTCTTACAAAGACAAACAGGACTGGACTCTGGAACAGAAATACAACATTGGTAAAAGAGGAAAATCCGAAGAAGGAGAATAAATAATATGTGTCTTTCGTGCGGCACACTCTACAATCGGAACACCCTATAAAGAGATACGGTTTTTACTGTATCTCTTTTTTTCGTTTTATGGTTAAATAGTAGTGGATCATATTTTCATTCTATTAACCACAAAGAACTTTGTTGTTAATGCGTGATCCACAAACGGATGCCTTCGGGGTCCACACAACACAATCTCGCTTTAAAAGGAGAAGTCACATGACACTAGCAAAGTATAATGCTGCCAATTTGGATCAACTGATGGATCGGATTGCAAAAAACTCGATCGGAATGGATGAATACTTCGACAGAGTTTTTAACACATCTGTACATAATTATCCACCTTATAATGTAATTCAGGTAAATAGTACTGAAACAAGACTAGAAATCGCACTAGCAGGATTTAAGAGGGAACAGGTTCATGCTTACACCGAGTATGGAAAACTTTTTGTCAGGGGGGAAAAAGAAACATCTGATGAAGAGGGAACGTTTATCCACAAGGGATTGGCTCAAAGAAACTTTGAAAGATCCTGGACACTCGCTGACGACACTGAGGTCTCCAACGTCGTATTTGAAGACGGACTTCTATCAGTCACATTGACAAAGGTAGTGCCTGAACATCATCAGCGTAAGGATTATCTCTAAATAAAACGTCGTCGCCGCTGACGGGGAGGTAACTGGCACAATCCAGTTGACACCTCCCTTTTTTATTGGTATAATTATCTCAAGAAAAACTGTAAAAAAATGAGTGTAAAACTTTTACTCCTGAAATCTGGAGAGGATGTTGTTGCAGACGTTCAGGAAATGGTGGTTGAAGATAAGGTAGTTGGTTATTACCTTAAGTATCCTTGCCGAGTAAAACTTGTAAGTGATCTTTCACAAGTAGATGGTACTAAAGTTCCATCTAAAATTCAATTACAACCATGGATGCCACTGAGTAAAGATAAAATTATTCCTGTGGTTTCGGATTGGGTTGTGACAATTACTGAACCAGTAAATCAACTTAAAAAAATGTATGAAGATGGAGTTGAACAATATGAAACTAGAGAATCTGAAGCTACTAGTACTGACGAATAATCAAATTCTTCTAACTCAGATTGAAGAAGTGACTACTGATCTTGGAGAACCAGATTGTAAATTGGTTGAACCATTTAAACTAAATGATGATAACACATTGTCTCCATGGCTGGTTGACATTACGAGACAAAATACGTTCATGATCCATTCCGATAAGATCTTGACTATCGTAGAGCCCAATAGTAAACTGATCGAGAAGTACGAAGACCTGGTTAAATGAGATTTTATACGAATGTCCAGGTTGTTGGAAACAACTTCCTGGTTCGTGGATATGAAAACGGACAGAGTGTTATTTTCAAAGAAGAGTATTCTCCCACTCTGTTTGTTAAATCCAATCGAGAGACTGAATATCAGACTCTTGAAGGTGAAAATGTAGAACCCATTCAGCCAGGTACTGTAAGAGATTGTAGAGAATTTTACAAAAAGTATGAAGATGTAGATGGATTTAAAATTTACGGTAACGACCGTTATGTTTTCCAATACATTTCTGACAAATATCCTGAAGATGAGATTAAGTTTGATATTAAGAAGATCAATCTTGTAACAATCGACATCGAGGTTAAATCAGAGGAGGGATTCCCAGATCCTGATTCTTGTTCTGAGGAGTTGTTGACCATCTCTATGCAGGACTATGCTACAAAGAAAATTACTACATGGGGTAGAAAACCTTACACTCCTACACAGGATAATGTAACCTACTACCATTATGAAGATGAGATTGCAATGCTTAATGCATTTCTATTTCATTGGAACAGAAATCCACCTGAAGTTGTGACTGGTTGGAATTGTCGTCTTTATGACATCCCATATCTTTGTGGTCGTATTGATAGAATCATGGGAACCAAGAAGATGAAACTTCTTTCTCCTTGGGGGATTATCAGTCATGAGACTATATTCATCAATGGTCGTGAGTTTAATGTCTTTGATATTGCTGGTGTTACCACACTCGACTATTTGGAATTGTATAAGAAGTTTACCTATACAAACCAGGAGAGTTATCGACTGGATTATATTGCCCAGGTAGAACTTGGTCAAAAGAAACTCGATCACTCTGAGTTTGACACATTCAAAGATTTTTATAATGGTAATTGGAAGAAATTTGTTGATTATAACATCATTGACGTAGAACTTGTTGACCGTCTGGAAGACAAGATGAAGTTGATTGAGTTGGCATTGACCATGGCATATGATGCCAAGGTAAACTTTGTCGATGTGATGTATCAGGTTCGTATGTGGGATACGATTATCTACAACTACCTTAAGAAAAGGAATATTGTTATTCCTCCCCGTGACCGCTCAGAGAAGTCTGAAAGGTATGAAGGTGCGTATGTCAAACAGCCTGTTCCTGGTGTCTATGACTGGGTGGTGTCGTTTGACCTGAACTCCCTGTATCCTCACCTGATGATGCAGTACAACATCTCTCCTGAGACCCTGGTAGAGGAGAAACACCCATCTGCAACCATTGATAGGATCTTGAATAAGGAGATCACTTTCGAGATGTACAAAGACTATGCTGTCTGTGCCAACGGTGCAATGTTCCGTAAGGACATCAAAGGGTTTATGCCCGAGTTGATGGAGAAGATGTATGCAGAACGTAAGATCTTCAAAAAGAAAATGCTTCAAGCAAAACAGGAGTATGAGAAGACACCAACAAAACAACTTGAGAAAGATATTGCCAAGTACAATAACTTCCAGATGGCTCGTAAGATTGCACTGAACTCTTGTTATGGTGCGATTGGTAACCAATACTTCCGTTTCTTCAAACTTGCTAATGCAGAAGCAATCACTCTTTCTGGACAAACATCTATTCGTTGGATTGAAAATAAGGTGAATGGTTATCTAAATAACCTATTACAAACGGAAGAAGTAGATTATGTCATTGCATCTGACACTGACTCAATCTATATTAATTTTGGACCTGTTGTTAATAAATTTCTTAGTTCTAAGTCTGGCGACAAAGCAGCAGTTGTCACCTTACTTAATAAGGTGTGCGAAGAGAAACTGGAACCGTTCATTGAGAAGAGTTACCAAGAACTCGCGGAATATGTGAATGCATATGACCAGAAGATGCAGATGAAACGGGAGAATATTGCTGACCGTGGAATCTGGACTGCTAAGAAAAGGTATATCCTTAATGTGTGGGATAGTGAAGGTGTTCGTTATTCAGAACCAAAACTAAAGATTATGGGTATTGAGGCTGTAAAGTCATCAACTCCTGCACCATGCAGAACCATGATTAAGGATGCTCTTAAACTGATGATGAATGGTACTGAAGATGATGTTATTAAGTTCATTGATGACTCACGACAAAAGTTCAATAAGTTACCACCAGAAGAGATTGCATTTCCTAGATCTGTATCTGATGTAAAGAAACATAAGAGCCACTCTACGATCTATGCAAAGGGATCTCCTATTCATGTTCGTGGCGCCCTTCTATATAATTACTACATTAAAGAGTATGGTCTTCAGAACAAATATTCTGAAATTAATAATGGTGAGAAGATCAAATTCATCTATCTCAAGAAAGCCAATCCAATCAGAGAGAATGTGATTTCATTCATCTCAGAATTTCCAAGGGAGATTGGTGTTGACAGATATATCGATTACGAACTACAATTTAACAAAGCTTTCCTTGAACCACTCAAGACTATTCTTGATGCAATCGGATGGAATGTTGAGAAGACTGTAAACCTAGAACTATTTTTTGGCTGATGGATTTCCTAAAAGATATTGTAAAAGAGATTGGAGATGACTACACAAAACTTGCCGCAGACATCGACGACTCGGAATCATATGTGGACACAGGTTCGTACATCTTTAACGGACTTGTTTCAGGTAGTATATTTGGTGGTGTATCTGGGAATAAGATTACTGCCATTGCTGGTGAGTCTTCTACTGGCAAGACTTTCTTTAGTCTCGCTGTGGTTAAGAATTTTCTGGATAGTAATCCTGACGGTTACTGTCTGTACTTTGACACTGAAGCAGCAGTTAATAAATCTCTTCTTGAAAGTCGTGGTATTGACCTAAGTCGTCTGGTTGTTGTGAATGTCGTAACAATTGAGGAGTTTAGATCCAAGGCCCTCAGGGCAGTAGATATATACTTAAAAAAACCTGTAGATGAACGCAAACCATGTATGTTTGTGTTAGACTCCTTAGGTATGTTATCAACTGAGAAAGAGATCACTGACGCATTGAATGACAAACAGGTAAGAGATATGACTAAATCTCAACTAGTCAAAGGTGCGTTCCGTATGCTCACTCTCAAGTTGGGACAGGCAAATATTCCAATGATTGTAACGAATCATACCTATGATGTTATCGGTTCTTATGTTCCTACAAAAGAAATGGGTGGTGGTAGTGGTCTCAAGTATGCTGCCAGTACCATCATTTATCTCAGCAAGAAAAAAGAAAAGGATGGAACAGAAATTGTTGGAAACCTTATCAAGGCAAAGACTGCTAAGTCGCGTTTGAGTAAAGAGAATAAAGATGTCACAGTTCGTCTTTACTATGATGAAAGAGGACTAGACAAATATTATGGTCTGTTAGAACTTGGAGAAATCGGTGGTCTGTGGAAGAATGTGGCAGGTCGGTATGAGATTGATGGTAAGAAGGTATATGCCAAGGCCATCTTGAAAGACCCAGAAACATATTTCACCCCAGAGGTGATGGAACAGTTAGATCAAATTGCACGGAAAGAATTTAGTTATGGAGAGAGTTGAATTTCTTGTTCTCAAGAATCTATTACATAATGAAGAATTTTTAAGAAAAACAATTCCTTTCATCAAATCAGAATATTTTCAAGATCCAAACCAAAAGGTTGTATTTGAGGAGATTGTTGACTTTGTGAATCAATACAATGAGACTCCTACACAAGAAGTCTTGAGTATTGAGATTGAGAAGAGGAATGATATCAACGAACAAACGTTCAAAGAGTTGGTTCACTTAGTCAGTAATTTGACCGAAGAACCACAGGAGTTTGGGTGGTTGTGTGACACTACGGAAAAGTGGTGTAAAGAACGTGCCATCTATCTTGCACTGATGGAGTCAATTCAGATTGCTGATGGTCAAGACAGTAAGAAGACTCCTGATGCAATCCCTTCCATTCTTTCTGATGCGTTAAGTGTTAGTTTTGATAATCATGTGGGTCACGATTACCTGAATGATTATGAAGAAAGATTTGAACTGTATCACAAGAAAGAGAATAAGATTGAATTTGATCTTGAATACTTTAATAAGATTACTAAGGGTGGTTTACCTAATAAGACTCTGAATATTGCTCTTGCTGGTACAGGTGTAGGTAAATCTCTTTTCATGTGTCATATGGCATCTTCTTGCCTACTTCAAAACAAGAATGTTTTGTATATCACATGTGAGATGGCAGAAGAGAAAATTGCAGAACGTATTGATGCCAACCTACTTAATGTAAATATACAGGAGATAACGGAACTTCCTAAACAGACTTTTGAGAAGAAGGTTACGAACCTTGCTCAGAAGACTCAAGGAACTCTTATCATCAAAGAATATCCTACGGCGACTGCACATAGTGGACACTTTAAGTCACTTCTTAATGAACTCGCCCTTAAGAAGTCATTCAGACCTGACATTATTTTCATTGATTACCTTAATATTTGTGCTTCCTCTCGGTATCGGGGAGGCAGCAATGTTAATTCATATACGATTATTAAGTCTATTGCTGAAGAACTTAGAGGACTGGCTTGCGAAGCAAACGTCCCTATCGTATCTGCCACGCAGACCACTCGTTCTGGTTATGGTAGCTCTGATGTTGAGCTTACTGATACTAGTGAGTCCTTTGGACTCCCTGCTACTGCTGATCTTATGTTTGCCCTTATTTCGACTGAAGAGCTCGAATCCCTGGGACAGATACTTGTAAAACAACTCAAGAATAGATACAACGATCTTAGTATCTACAAGAGATTTGTGGTCGGTATTGATCGTGCTAAGATGAGACTGTACGACTGTGAACAGAATGCACAGGATGATCTCCTTGACAATAAGAAAGAAGAGGAGTATACTTATGATGAAAAACCTAAAAAATCATTTGAAGGATTTAAGTTCTGATATGGGACTTACAACAAAAGAATTACAATCTAAACTTGTAATAAATGAACCTGCTCACTATTTTGAAGTGAGAGACACAAGGGGTAATAGGTATTGTCATTGTGGGTCTGAAAAACATGCACAAGAAATTTGTGAGAGAAACTGGGCATATGATTATACCTATGTTAAAATATACTTTCCTCCTCAAGAAACTGTAGATGTTTCTCACACAACAATTCCTGGTGACTCTGAGTTACCACCTCAACAAATTTTGCCCGATACGCAACAAGAACCATTTAACCCATGACTTTTACTATGACTCAAAATAAAATTGATCCCGAAAAGTACGTCGAGTTTGTTCGTCAAACCACTAGCAAACCAAGTCTTGATTGGCCTACTCTTTCTAGTCGTCTTACTGAACTTGAAGTAAAAGATGATTGTAATGTGACTCAACTTATGACAGCAGCATTTGGTCTGACTGCTGAATCTGGAGAATTTACTGAAGTCGTTAAAAAGATTTTTCTTCAAGGTAAACCATATACTGAAGAAAATGTGTTCCATATGAAACGTGAACTTGGCGATATCTGTTGGTATCTTGCTCAAGCATGTATGGCACTTGATACATCATTCGATGAAGTTCTTCAGATGAATGTTGAAAAGTTGTCTGCACGTTATCCTGAGGGAACATTTGATGTCCATTATTCTGAAAACCGTAAGGAGGGAGACCTGTGATTAAACTTGAACTTGATGTAAGAACAGCAGCTGCAATTCGCCAGGTGTTATATAAAGAACAGGAAGGATATACTTACGATCCAACGTGTATCCCTCAACGTATTGTTGACATTCGTGAAACAATTGGTACACTGGATACACAAATCGAATCTGCTCTTGAAGAAGCTACAAAGGAGATTCGTGAACTTGAAACAGAAGCAGCACCAGACTACGGAGTTGGAAAATGACATACGACTTTTCTTTCGCACATTCGCCAGAAGGTTTCGATAATCATATTGACAAATCTATTCGGGGTTACTCAAACCTCCTGGAGGATACTGTATCGTTCTCTCGATACTTTGTGGAAGATCATACTAAAGTCGTTGATGTTGGTTGTTCTACTGGTAAACTGACCAAGATGATCCTTGCCAATAATCAGTCTCGTAAACAGGTTCAATACGTAGGTGTTGAACTTGCTGGTGGGTTCTATGATGATTTGGATGAGAGATACAAAGAGATCCGTAAAGACTATCCTTGGGCAATTCTAGATTTTGTTCGTGGTAATGTTACCAACTATGAGTTCAAGAATTGTTCTTTGGTGACATCATTGTTCACTCTTCAGTTCATGCCAAAGACTACTCGTCAAGATACAATCAACAAAATCTATCAGGGTCTAAATGAAGGTGGTGCATTCATCTTCGCAGAGAAGTTGATGTGTGAGAATGCATTCTTTCAAGAACTACTGACATTCAATCACTATGACTACAAGAAGAAGTCATTCACTGCAGATGAGATCATGGACAAAGAGAAAGAACTTCGCGACATGTTGAAACCAAATACTTGGGAAGAACTCAAGTCTATGATATGGTGTGCTGGTTTCAAAGACTGTCAGATCTTCTGGAGAAATCATCAGTTTGCTGGAGTTATTGCAATTAAGTAATGTGTGGAATTATTGGAGGATTCGACCTTCCCCAAATTGAAAAAGGTCTTGATACGATAGCTCATCGTGGACCAGATAGCCAAGGAATTATTCAAACGGATAATGTCTATTTTGGACATGTCCGTTTGTCTATTATTGATACTAGTAGTGATTCAAATCAGCCATTTGTCTATGGTTCTACTACGATGATTTTTAATGGTACGATTTGGAATTATCGTGAACTTAGAGATGAGTTGAATATTGAAACTAGAACTTCAGGTGACACTGAGGTTCTTTGTGCTTTATTAGACAAGTATGGAATTGGCGCCTTGGACAAAGTTGAGGGAATGTTTGCGATTGCATTCACTCAAGGCGATGGATCAATTACGATTGTAAGAGATAGGCATGGGGAAGTTCCACTTCACTATTCACTTATTACAGGTATATTTCCTTCGTTTAGTTTTTGTTCAGAGATAAAGGGTCTTCTTGCAGTAGGAGAACATGGTAAAACTATAAAAATGTTAGAACCGGGATCCTTTATAAAGGTAGGACCTGATTATTCTGTGGAGGAGGGATATTGGTATAATATTAGAGAACATATTGTAGATACATCTACTTGGGACGTTGATACATCTAAAATAAACATCTATAATGGTATCACCAAAGGATCTTATGAAAGAACTATTTCTGATGTTCCTGTTGCATGTCTCCTCTCTGGTGGTATTGATTCTGCAATTACCACATTAATTGCTTCACAACACATACCAAATCTTGTTACTTACACAGCTGTCCATGATGAAAATTCAAAAGACTTGCGGTCAGCTAGAGAAGTTGCTAAATATTTGGGAGTTGAACTTAGAGAAGTTAAAGTTGAACCTCCTAATATTGATGATGTGAATGATGTAATTAAAACTATTGAAATGCCTTACAAAGCGCAAGTTGAAATTGGTTATCCTTGTATTCAACTTGCTCGTAGAATTAGTGAAGATGGGTTCAAGGTAATTATGTCTGGTGAGGGAAGTGATGAACTCTGGGCATCATATGGTATGAGTTATCATGGTATTCAAGATAAGGGTTGGACTAATTATCGAGTTGATTTATTTGGATCTCAACATCGTAAAAACTTTTCTAGGTGTAACAAAATCTTCATGAAGTATGGTATAGAATGTAGATTACCATTCTTGAACACTCAATTAGTTGAGTCTGCTCTTGGGTTAAGTCAGGATATTGTTTGGGATGGAAAGTCTAGACCTAAAGCAATCCTCCAAGAGTCATTTAGAGGACAACTTCCTGACAATATTGTTGATAGAAAGAAAGTTGCCTTTCAGGATGGAATGGGTATTAAAAGTCTCTATGAAGATATTGTCGAATCTCCAAAAACATATTATACTAACCACTATAAGAAATTATTTTTATGAAGTTACCATATAAATTACAAGATGTTTACGACGGTGAGGCACTAGAAAAGTTTAAAGTCATATCAACATTCGCCGGTGGAGGTGGTTCTTCCACGGGGTATCGTCTTGCTGGTGGTAAAATTCTTTGTATTAATGAATTTGTTGAAGAAGCAAGAAAGACATATTCTGCAAATTATCCTTCTACTTATATTGTTCCTGATGACATCAAACAATTGACTGGTGGGGACTTTCTTAAGATTACTGGACTGAAACCTGGTGAACTAGATATCCTTGATGGGTCACCACCTTGTTCTGCATTTTCTGTTGCAGGATCTATGTGTCGGGGTGAGGGTTCTAAACACTCCGATGGTTGGGGTAAGACAAAGAATTATTCTGATGGTAAGAAAGTTGAAAACATTGAAGACTTATTCTTTGAATTTATCCGTGTTGCCAAAGGTATTCAGCCAAAAGTTATTGTCGCGGAAAATGTCAAGGGATTGACAATTGGTGAGGCAAAGACTTATTATGCTAAAATTACCAATGCATTTGAACAGATTGGTTATCTTGTCACTTCCAAAGTGATGAAATCATCTCATTATGGTGTTGGTCAAGCAAGAGAACGACTTATTTTCATTGCTGTTAGACAGGATATTGCAGATAACATTGGATTGAACGTACTAACAGTATCTTCTCTTTTCCCTCCTACATCATCAAAGGATACTACTATTGGTGATATCATTGATGGTGTTGAAAACGATCCTGAAAATATTCAGTCTTTGACTGAACATATGTTGAATAGTGGTATCTATCAGAGTGTTGTAAAGAAGATGCCAAAGAATCCTAAAAAGATTTTATCTGGGATGGACTATCATGAAAAGGGTCATTGTTTCAATACAAAGAGGGCATCATTCTTTAAACCATCTCCTACACTTACTGCTAGTGGTGGTTTAATTCACTGGAAGGAAGACAGAGTACTTTCTATTCCAGAACTCAAACGTATTCAATCACTTCCTGACGATTTCATTCTTACTGGTACACATTCACAACAAACAGAACGTGTTGGTCGTATGGTTCCTCCACTAATGATGAAAGCAATTGCCGAAAACATTTACAAAGAAGTATTATCTAAACTATGAAAATTCTTACACTCGAAGACTATAAAAAAGCAGGAGAAACATTTTGGCCAAAGTATTGGTACGTTGCCAAAGAACTTGGTGAAGATGCAAAACCGGAAGACATTCTCAAAGTCATGGAAGCAGTTGGTGGAGTTGCTCTTAAATTGGCATTAGAAGATAAAGAATCTCCATTTGGGTTTAATAAAAAAGATAACCCTGAAGAATAAATACTCTAAAGAATAAAAATAGATATGCTATCTACCCAATACAGACTTCGATTGGAGTTTATTTGCAAGAGAATTGCAAATAATGAAGAAGTCAAATTAGAGGATATGATCTGGGCAGAGAAGATTGCCAAGTCATATACTACGGCAAGAGATTGGTTGAACAAAGCACGTCGTCAAGCTACTCAAGATATTCAGGAGGGTAGTATGGATGATTTTATGAATAAGATGGGATTAGGAGACCCCGACCCATCTAATTATAAAACGGGGTTTGATGGGGCAGATGAAATTGTAGATTGGTTTCAAAGAGAAAAACCTGATGACTGGAGGCAACGTGACTAGATTTTTATTTTTTCATGACGAAAACTGTATCCCTTGTGGATCAGTAAAACGTTATATTTCTAGAATGAATGATTCTAGAAAAAAACACATCGAGTATATTGATGAATCATCTGATAATCCAGCTATCAAGAAATATCCACATGATGGTGTACCAACACTTATCATTATTGATTCTGAAGGTATTGAACTTGAAAGGTTTACTGGCGTAGATAAAATAATGTGGAATTTAAGAAATTCTTTTAATCGTTACGGTATCGAAAGTGAAGTGAATAATGACTAAAGTAGTTATTTGGTCAATGACAATTAAGAGTAGTGAGATTGATTATGGAAAAACTTACACCTGAAACTTATGAAAAGATGAACGAAGAATTTATCAGAGAGGACACAAATTTTAGGTGGATTGTTCCAACACAAGAACAAATTGACGAATGGCAAAATAATGAAAACTGAAAACTGGAAAGAAGAAACAAACAAGGTAATTGCGAAGAACCTTGTAGATAATATCTCCTCATTATTGAATGCTAACGTTATTCGACAGACTGTTGTAAATAGTAGAGGAGAGGTAAAGCAACGTATTATAATCGAACATGACTAAGGCAGTTATTTACACCAACGGTAATCAAGAGTGTGAGAGAATGAGAACTCTCCTTAAAACATTACAACTTGATATATTGGAGTATCAACTCAACAATCATTTCACACAAAGAGCGTTTGAATCTGAATTCGGAAAAGATGCAACATATCCACAAGTTGCATTAGGATATTCTCATATTGGAAACATGAAAGAGACATTGCAGTTTATGAAAGAGAGAGGAATGTTTAAGTGACACATGAGGAAATGCTCGATGAGGCACAAGCAAGAGAATCAGTAAATGAACATCCAGAAATTGCAGAAGTAGACTGGATTGATAATTCATTCTATGTTGAGGAAACCCGTTTTATGTGGAAGAGTGTTAGAAAAGATACTGGAAAAGATTTTTTGTTTGCACTCACCAAAGAAAAGGTGACAGAAATGACTCGATGGTATCTTAAATGTGAACAAGAAGGAACACTTCATCTATACACTAGAGTTGTAAATAGTGGATTTGTTGGTGGTAAATTGTGAAGTTTGATTTGACCATGGAGGATTATACAATTATCCTTAATGCGTTACACTATTACAAAAAGGTGGAAAAATATCCAAACTTTGCACACTTTGATGAAAGTCGTATTAATAATCTTAGAGATAAGATGGCCCATCAATTGGTTTGGAAACAAGAATTATGACAACCTTTTTGAACTATATTGCTGCATTTTGGTCAGTGGTTGTTATGAACTGTATTCAACCAGTCAACTGGAAGTATTGTTATCGTGTTGACCAATGGTTGATACCAGGTATTCAAGAGGGGATTCATTTGTATATGAACCCCTCTTCGATTTATGAAGAGGAGAGAGAATATTTGGAGATGATAAATAAAGATATAGAAAAGTAAATTGTAAAAAGATGTCTTCATCAATGCGTAATTTTATGGAAGCATATACTGCTGTCCATAACACCGAAGCAAAAGAAGAATTGACTTCTGGAAAGGATCACATCTCTGAGATGAATCTTTCCGTTCTGACTGACACTGATCTTAACGAGATTGTTGAAAGTGTTCTGGAGGAAATGTTCCAGAAAGGTTACTCAGTAGATTCTGCACACGCAATTTTCTCTGAGATGTTTGTTGAGTCGAGTATTGTTGGAAGACAGGTAAAGATTGACAGATTGTGTGAGTCCCTGAATAGGGCATTTGATGTAATTGATTCCAAGGCATCGACTATTGCTTTGGAAGAGTTTGCTAAGTATAGACATAATAAAAAACTCCAAGAATCTTGGTCGGCAAGATTCAATCAAGAGAAGAGAGTACAAAGAACTCATAATCAATTGGTTGCACAAGAGTCATTGAATGTCAAGACTCTTCTCCTTCAACTGGTAGAGAAAGCTGATAAGTCATATCTTGAGACAGATATGAAGAAGAGACAGGAGAATAACGAGAAGGCTCGTAAGGAAATGGCAAAGGTGAAGGGTCAGAAGAACCCACACTTTGAAGAAGTATCACAAATCCGTAAGGGTTGGGGTGATGCTTACAGATCCATCTATGAGAAGAAAGCAGATAAGGATTATGATGGTGATGGTGAGATTGAATCAGGTACTGATGAGTACATGGGTTCAAGAGACAAAGCCATCAAGAAGGCGATGGGTAAGAAAGAGTGTCCCAAGTGTGATGGCAAAGGTTGTTCTCATTGCAAAGGTAAGGGAACTCATGATGAGAGTTTTGAGATGACAATTGATGAGGATTCACGTCGTATGAGCAATAAGCAACATACTCAACGTGTAAGATCCAACATTAAGTCTTTTGGAAGCAACTATACTCCTCCTAGTAATTATGATCCTGATGCCAATCGTGGTCAAGGAGAAGTTCTTACTGATAAACAGGTCGAGAAAAAACGTCGTAAGGCACTTCGTCAAGAAGAAGTGAAAGTTAAGGAAGAAGTAGATCCAGAGAAAGCCAAAAAGATTAAGAAAACAATTTCTCGTATGGGTAAAGGAAACCCACACTATGATGCCAAGAGTGCTGGATCATCTCGGGTAAAAGGTTTTAAGTTTACTCCTGTCAAAGAAGAAACTGAGAATATAGAAGATTTTGATCTGATGTTTGACTCTCTGATTGAAGAGGGTTATACAAAGTCTGAAGCTCTTAAGATCATGACTCAGATGGCACTTGATGAACTCTACAAGGGTAAGCACGGTCAGTCTGAGAAAGAGTACGCCGATTCCCGTTCTGAGGGTGGTAAGATGGTGTCTGGTACTTCAAAGATGAGTGGTGCTGAATACACCCATGGTCGCAGAGTCAAGGCAGGAAACCCTGGTATGCAACCTGATGTAGGTGGTAAGACCAAGCCTAAGTCACAAGGTAAGATGGATCGTGGCACCCGTGCTGATATTGAGTATCGTAAGGCAAATCTCAAAAATAAATAATTTCATGAGAACTAGGTTGTATAGTGGACGTATTTAAATATCTGAAGAAAGCAGATGCATACCTTGCCGAGAATGATGAGTCTCAGGCAAGGAAAGATGCTGAACGTGCTGGTGGAGTTACGTCAAAGTTTGGTAAGTATTATAATGACAAAGGACAATATGTTGGAAAGGTTGTAGGAGATAAATTCCAACCCGCATCTAAGGATGAACTTCTTGACAGGATGGCAAGTTCTCCTGCAGGTCAGGCAGAACCAAAAACACTCTCTCAATTTAAGGCAGAAGTTCCACAAGAACCTCAAACACCAGTTAGTGATCAGATGGGGAGAGTTGTTCCTGGTGGACCAACATCAACTGCTGTTGATAGTGGTAATGTAAAAGAAATTGAAAAAGGTTTGATGCGTGGTCGTGGAGACGTGATGAGTCCTGCGAGAAAGGATCAGATTAAGCAACAGGCACAAAACATCATTGCTCAGATGAGAGCAGAGAAAGAAGCTGAGGCTGAAGCGGCATTGGCAGGCGAGATAGAAGCACAACAAATAGAAATAGACGCAGCAAGAGCTGAACAGGAGAAATTAGATAGAGCTCCTAAACCAATTAGTATGAAGACTGCTTTGAATAGAGTTAAGGATAATCAAGTCAAAGAGAAGACTGGTGAACTTGACTCAATGATGAAGGATGAATCCTCTCCTGAGAATGTTGCAGATATTCAAGACACTATGTTAGAACTCAGAAAACTTGCTGGTAAGCAGGCAAGCGAGGCAGTTCAAAAGAGTGAAGCTAAATATGCCAAATACATGGACAAGGTATTTAAACCGTTTGAAGATCTTGTCTCGAAGATGGATGACCAAAAGAAAAATTCTTTTATTCCACTGGTTGCCAATGCACATAAGTTCACTGGTAGATCAAACAGTGGTGCTGGTTTGAATTCGCTTGGTAAATTTGATGTAGAACAACTTGCCCTTGGTAAGAATAGGATGTTTGAAAACTATGATTTTGATGATAAACAAAGTGTCGAAAAGTTTGTAAGAAGTGTAAGAGGTAATGAAGTAGACGATGAGTTTGTTGATTCTACCTTTGAAATTCTCCCTAAAAAACTGAAACAGACCTGGGGTAAAAAAGGTATGGCAGGTAAAGGTGAACTTGGTAGAAATCACTTCCTGGGTTATGATAAAGATGGAAACGAGATGAGAGGTCAGGGTGGTGTAGATAGAGCCAAGTATGTTTGGAGAATGTATCTTGAACAAGGTGGAGTCGATGCTTACACTGGATTACCATTGAATATTGATAATATTGACCTGGAACATATTCGTCCAGCATCAAAGGCTGAGGGTGATCTAGAGGAGTTTAAAACAAGAGAACATGAGAAGAATTGGGTCCTTGTCAACGCAAACGTTAACCAAGCGAAGAGTGATCTTTCAATGAAAGATTTTTTTGAAAAACAAGTCGATCCTCTTGCCGCAAAGGAAGACTCTTATTGGGAAACAAGATCGGAAATTTTTGACTATAGAAACTCTATCCCATCAAAAGAAGCTGAACTCATGGGTTCATTCGTTGATAAAGATGGGAATATTGTTGAGGGTATGTCTGGTGAAATTTTTATGGATATGATGGAGAATCATGAAGCAGGACTGAAGAAAACTAAGAAAGAACTAGGTGTTGGTGCAGCTGCGAGTGGTGATAAAGAGATCAAAGATGCATGGAAGTCGATTGAAACTCAATCCAAGTTAGCAAAAGAACTTATCACCGCAATAGGATTACCTAGAGGATATAACAAACAAAAGAATGTTGAGGGATCTAAGCCAAGATCAAACTCTATGGGATCTGACAATTATTATCGTGGAGTGTTTCTCTCAATGGTTGGTAAATCTCCTGAAGAACAGAACAGGATTAAGAGTACCTATCGCGATGCAATCAGGTATGCAGAGGATTCTGGTGGTGGTGACGCAGCCTTTGCCTCTTATATGGTTGAGAATGGTGGTGTGGATATGGAAAGGATTGGTAAATACAAAGCCCTCTCCAAAATGTTCAAAACTATTCAAGAAGCTATTGAATATGGAAAGTCCTTTCTTTCCAAGTATAATAAGAACAATAGGTTCTTCTAATAAATACAATATAGGATATTGGTAGAAATGAAGAGTTTCCTTAATTTCTTTAG